CATACTGCATTAGCTTTTGAACATCTTGTAATTGCTGGGATTGCTCAAGAGGCGATTTAAATCGTACTCGATACAGCTCTCTAAATTCAGGTGAGTTAAGCTCGGATGGTAAAAGCCCTTTCTCCATCAGCAAGAAAATCACACGCTTAATCAGCTTAGGTAATACTTCAATTTCTATCCGGGCAAATGCTGGCGCAATGCTTTCAAGAAACTGCTGCTGTCTTATCATAATCTCGGTTGCTGTTTGACTTGGTGATTGAACGGGTCGGACTGGATCAACGTACATCAAAGAGTTAATCTGGCTGCGTAGGTCGTCCATGGTCAACTCGCCAAACTGCACATCCCCCGTCACATCAAGCTTTCTTAGGGGCATGTTAGCCGCGCTTTCTGGTGATATGGGAATAATGGTGTTGGGCTGTATCACATAGGTATTCGGGTTAAAGACTCCATCACTAAAGCCAAGCCATGGGGGTGTTGCGTTCATGGCTGCTGCTTCAATCAAGAATCGTGCCATCATGTTTACAGTTCGCGCTGTTGGTAGTGCTTGAATTGCTGGTCCTCTACCGCCAATTTCTCGGGCTGATTTTGACCATCTACCCACTACCCATGGGGTTGATATGCTGCGCTTGTCCACCACAAACCAAGGCTGCTCTTCCCACATCACCACGATTCGATAATCTTTTTTCGTGTGGTCGTAAATTACCCCTTCCACAAAACTATAGGTTGATTGAGGATTTTGGCTGTGCGTTAATTTCATCGAATCCGCAATCTTGCCATCTGGCCATAGCAATAAAATATCGTCAAAGCAAAGGTCTTCAAACTCACGCCACACGGTGTTTACTTGGTCAAAGGCATCTTGTTCGGGGGCTAGGTTATCTATTGGGCATGTCTTAAATATAATCGGGTGCTTGTCATCATCAGTTGGGAATACCTGAAAAGCCATCGTGCCAATAACCATGTCATGGAACGCTTCATTAATGGCTAGGTCAAAGTTTGAACCGTTGATGTAATTATAAATAATAGCGGTCAATTGCTGTAGGGATGTTTGAATGGCTTTTTTCTGATTCTCATCCGTTACAAGCTCGGACGGCTCTAGCTCGAACCATTGCAGTGAAGGGGGTACAAGGTTTGCGTGAAGCTTTGATACTAACTGTCTTGCGCCAATACATTGGGTATTGTCATAGACTTGCAAGTTTTTACGCTGGCCGGGCGTGTCATCATATTCTTCATAGTACGGGTTTTTATCCGGGAACGTATAATCATAAGCCTCCATATAAAGAGACTTCCAATTATCCCAATCGCCGGCTGCGGACTTATACCGATTCATTAGCTTGGTATAGTCGCTCATTTGATCAATCGCTTTGTCCTCATGGACAATTAATTTATTGGCCATGATTACATTACTCCATCATCTTTACCTAGCATCATTGACATAATGGTTTGTTTCATCGGATCGGTTTGAGTACCGGTCTTGCCACTTGTACCGGTCAAGGATGTTGGCGTGCGATTTTTTATGCCTTGTCTTGTTGATGTGGGGGTGCTGGGATTACCGCCAGTTTGTTGCGGTACTTGACCGCCAAAACGCGCCCTCATAGTAGCGATTCTTTGGGATTCAATATCGCGTTCCATTGCCCCTTTCTTGGCTTCCTCTTTAGCAAGCTCTTTTTCTTGCTGGTCGAGTAGGCGATTTTCTTTAATCGAAGCTTGCTCTGCTTGCTCCGCTGCTCTTTTTCTTGCATGCCGTCCTATGCTCATTGTGTATCCCTCCTAGATAACTTGTCGTGCGCTAATAATCCCGTTCTTAAATTTTTGTTTATCTGTTAAGGTTAGCAAGTTTTTAAACAATCCATAAGGGGTGAAGCATCGAATAGATAACCCCATGGCATATTTAATAAACGACACGCAATCACACAAAGCAAAGTACCTAAGTTTTTTATGTGTGCCTCGCTCAAACAGCGTAACGTGTAGGACGGTGTGTCCTTCATTCCTTAGCATACGGGGTACATCATCAGTTGCTTTAAAGGGTGATATCCCATAGGTAAGCTTTAGCTGATGTGGGTCAAAGTACATCCAGTTGTACTTATCGCGCGTTATCATCAGCACATGGCCAAACCCTTTTTTGCAAAATCGCTGAACCCAATAATCCTCTGCATTCTTAAAGACAAGCCAAACGTCCTCTCTTATAGAATAATTATAGTCCATGCTTACTCGCTTGGTTTGTCCTCTTTAACTTCCCATGTGTACTTTGGATCAACTATAAAAAGATAATCGCAATCTTGTGGCTGTACTGCTGTATTGATAAAGCGCACAAGCCAACCTCCGGGAACTTTCGCCCTGTAGGTGTGTTTGCCGTTGGTGATATCCTGCTCTATCTTTTCCCAAACCAGAATATTATTGCATTGCTCTCGGTTTAATTCCCTTAATTCTCTGCTCATAATTTTTGGCACTCCGCTATAAATTGAAAGTTGAAAGGCTGCATTCCATTCTCATGCTCTATGATTCCCCCCACAAATAAAGGTAAGAGTCCAAGGGCTGTGACCTTGCTCATGTTCATATTAGCATTGAGATAAACTAGCTGGTCTTCATTGGCATGCTCTACCATGTACCGAACCACACTATTAATATAATTGGCTGTTTGATTTTCAAAGGCTGGTGCGTATCGGGCTATGATTCCTTGTACCGTTTCAAGATTGTATTTTTTTATATAGGTGTCTATGAGTTTAAATATTGCTCTGATTCCGTATTCAACGGATGTGAAGGTTTCAAAAGCCGGATCATGTCCTTGTGTTTCACCTTTCCATTCTGTACCCTTTCGGATATTTCCCGGATTGTTATTGCGTAAACCTCTTGGGGCTTTTATGAAATCCATCTATCCGCATCCTTGTTTTGGTGTCCTCATGAAAGAGGGTATCAAATTTTGACCATGTTAATTTTTGCAGTCTAAAACGTGTACAAAAGGATAGAGTATAAATCTTAATGACAGAAACAAATACTAAAACACCCTGTTTAATTTGCTTCCATTCTGTTGGTCTATCCTTGACCAGTATAACATATTTACAATAAGTTCTGTATGTATTCTATTTGGTGCTGACTGTATACAAAAACAGCACTAAGTCTGATTATTGTAATAACTAGATATTAGAATCACATGGAACAAAAAATGGCCTCGCATGATTTAATTTTATCTCGGTGATAATTTCATCCAGTGTATGCTTTGCCATGTGGAATGTCATGCTTGAATTATCATGATCACAAACTGAATGCGCACCATGTAAAAATTGGGATAGCTTTTCAAGCTCGGCCAGTGGATTCATTTAGTACCCCGTCTTTAACATTCTGGTAATCATGTGATTAGCCAAGGGGTGAAGTTTTTTAAGTTTTTCGTTTAGCTCAAACACATAGCCAATAGCGGTATTGATATCTTCTTTTGGATCACGATTATAAGTATCATCGGATCTTACATTACATTCGGCCATTGGAACTGGTCGGCTTGGGGAATAGTCGCGCATTAAATCTAACATTCAAAATCCTTATTTATTGATATCCATTAGGCAATACCAAAATGTATGCCCTACCTTTCTGCAATCATCATAGCGGTATTTCTCCATAAAATAAACCGCTCCTATAATCAAGCCTATGATCAAGGGATAGACTATCAGTTCAATCAGTGTCTTGAGTCTCTTCAATTTGCCAATCTCCATTTGTATATTTGTATTTAATCCCTTCCGGTGTAACCACAATCGTTCCTTCATCAAGAGGAACGGAACTGTTTTTCATAACCTCAAGTGCGCTGTTAATCACTTCAAAATAGTTCTTGTGATCCTCTTTCGGAATAAGTAGCGTGTCGCCCTCCCAGCGTACCTTTTTCATGTGCTTGCCTTTCCGCTCAAGCCGTCTTTGGTTTCGTGCTGTAAGTGTTCCACTACTGCGCTTGGCAAATTTTCCTGCGTGGTGTGTCGTGATTCCCTTCATTGAACGCTCCCACATAGATGACAATAAACCTCTGTCCTTACTGGTTCTATAGGTATCTCGAAACCGACACTGGGTAGCTTTGCCATTCTTGCTTTCCATTCATGATTGCATACTGGAGCAAACCAAGTATCAAGAGTTATCTTATGCAAGCATGTCATCATACCCATGAATGCCTCATGCTTTGATAAATGGCAATCAATCTCATAGACACAATAAATTGCATCCCTACCCTCTGCGCTTAATCGTAATTCATCGTAATAATCTTTTACCTCTAATTGCAAAAGCCTCTGTCCAACAAATGTATAAACGCTTTCGCCTATCTGAAATTTTCTCATGGCAATTGCTCCACCAAATAAATGACCGTGAGTATCAAAAGAATGACCATATTCGATAGAATCAAAAAGATGGCAAGCACCATCTTTTCAGCAAGATTCATCTGCGCTAGACACACCATCAAGCCCATCAATAAGTTTCGTGGCTTCCTTAAAAGCCTCCGCAAAATTTTCATATCGTTCCCTCATGCTATCGAGTTTAAAACCTAACTCCAAATGAGTTAGTTTAAATGTCCACTTGGTTTCATTATCCTGATAAAAATTTATTCTATATACCCTATAATATTCTTCGATTGATCCATCACCACATATTTTTTCTTTAAGTAGTTCTTTGGCAAAACCCAACCGATGACCGCCCCCACTACAAACAATACGATGCTTCCACTGACCACAATAATGCTTCCTCTAACTGTTCGGTTGGCGCTGTCTCCAACGCCATTTGCTGTATATCGGTTAGATTCATTTATCGGCCTCTTTATGCAATCGGGCAATAAAATCATCTGCCTGTGACGCTGTTAATTGTCCAAGCGTTTCAATCCCGTAATGCTCCATTGCCTTTGTCATGCGTCCATTGGTAAAGCCTTTGACTGCGATTAAAGCGTGTAGCTCTTTCATCTGCTCCGGCGTTGCTGCTGGTGCAACATCCTCAACAGGTGCGCTTGCGCCTTTGGCCTTTTTAATCTTGTCCATGAGTAAATCACTTTTCTTTTTCTGGATCACTTCACCGGTAGTACCATCAATTACCGTTAAGTCATCCCTCTCCATTTCCTCTGGTGCGTATGTACCGCCTAGCAAGTCTTGGAACGCGCCCCGTAACCCTTGAGACTCGGCCACCTTTTTAATCATCGTTTCAGGCTTGCCGGTTGCTGGATTCCATAAGCTCTTGCCCGTGGAGTATTCAGACAGTTTAACAAAGGTATAGCTTGGACGCTCGGAACTCTTGCGCTTAACCAGACAGTAAGCCCCTAACAATTCGCCGCGGTCTTTTAAATTGTATTCATGCTCTGGAAATCCATCACGCACGTTGAATCTGAATTTGTCGTTTGAATAGACAGCATCGGCCATGTGGTATTCATAATCCTGATCCCTTTGCGCTGCTTTACGGTATCCATCACGGCCTATGAAAATACTGGCTGGTGATTTTTCATCGTATTTAACTACCCATATTTCCTTTAAGAACGGGTTTAACTGTGTGGCTCTGCCCATTTCAATAAAGGTATCAAACTCCACGTTGCTTAATTTGACTTTGCAAATCAGCTTTTTCATTTCCTCTTGACGTTCTGGATCATCCCACATCCCCATGATTGAACTTTTAATTGCCTGTAAACCTTTTGCTATGCTCATTGTTATTCATCCTCTAAAGATTTAATTGCGTACATTGGAACGGTTAGCTCTTGCACTGCGTAGGTATCCCATTGATTGCTGCTCATGCAATCGGCCAGCATTCTTTTATAAAACTGGAATTGGTCTATACCGTACTGTAGCGCGTCATCACTTAATGGAAACACTGCCGGAGCGTGTGGCATTTCCTTTTCTACTGCCAGAATAACAAACATTTCAAAGGGCATCTGTAATGCTTTAGCCCCTTCAAAGGCCATTCCAGCTTGCAAATAATATCCGTATTCAATCGCGCTGCGCTCGAATTTATAGCGCGTTGCATCCTGTGTGGTTTTTAAATCCACAACCATTTTAGGCGACCAGATATCAGGGCGTGACTTAAACTGCAAACCTGTTTCCGCATCAGTCCAAAAGATAGATTGTTCAAACTGCGCTTCATCTAAAAGCGTTTTCACTATTTCATGGCTTAGGGCTTGTTCGGCCATCAGTGCGGCTTTCTCATATTGCTCCACACTTAAAACCATCTTGCCGGCGTTTTCTTCCATGAACTGCTGATACATTTCCTTACCGCCTTTTGTTCTACGGTCAAGGTTAGGCATCACGCAAAACTCATGGTCAAACAATTGTGGCTCTAATAGTAGGGTATGGAACGCACTGCCAATATTCATGGCTGGCGTGGCTTCTCTCTTTTCGGCCATGCCTGATATTACCTCGTACCAAAAATGGTATGGGCTTTTATCAAGTAACATTAATTGACTGCGTGATATTCCATCCGCGCCGTGGTATTGTTCACTTGTTATATTGTGAACCCCATCATCAAACTTAACTTTCATGCTTTCCCCTATATGATTTAATATTACAATACGAATTGTATGCTATATTAAATCGTATGTCTAGCCCCTTTCATTTCTTTTTTGATAAAACTTTAATGCCCTCCTTAATACTTCAACCCCCGATATATTAAGCCTCTTGGCTTCGGTCTTAATAATATTGATGTACTTTTCTTCAATGGCGCATGTATAGCGAAACTTTTGCTCGCACCCTCTTTCTGCTATTAACTCTCCATCGGTATGGTCTTCAATAGCTCGCTGGTGTCGCACCGGTATCTTTTTCCATGCGCTTACGTTTGACTGTGCCACGCCTAAAAACGTAGCCAGTTTTTGCTGGCTTCCAAACCATGCTATGACTTCATTTTTTTGCATTGATTAATTCCCCTGTATACAATAATATATGAGTATACTTTTTATATGTGATAAAATAAAGCATGACGAAAAAATACATTTGTGTTAGGCACTCTATAAAGCAACATGACGCTGATAATTGGCTGCTTATGATCCCATCACACCAACTATCCAGTGACGCCAAAATTGTTTATTTAGTCTTGAAAAAAATGCAAGCTGCGGACTTGTCTTGCATGACTGATGCGAATAGCTGGCACAAGATATCAGGGCTTAAAATGCCACGGGTAAAGGAATGCTTAGTGGAGTTGGAACAATTCGGGCTTGTGGAACTGTATCACTCCACGCGAAATGCCCGATCCCATAGGCACTTGACTACCTTCACGGCTTATCTGTTAAATCATTTTTTAATGAAAGGATGCTATGAATTAAGGGATTGCCCCCATGATGGCGATTCGTTTCCAAACCCTCAAGATTCGGCCAACATTTTGCGCGTGTCACCTGTCGCAAACACAATGAAAGCCTTTATTGAAACGGCTGTAGTTAAACAATAAAAGGAAGTAAATCATGATCACCTTTCACATAGTAGATTCAATTTCCATTATGAATGCTATAGAAATTATAGAGCAGCATAACTGGAATCAAACCACGGAAGCGCAAAGCAATAAGCAAGAGGCTTGTGATAAAGCCAGTCTATTGCTTAAGGCTCTACGCAATGCGCTGGGCAATCCCATTGAACCAATAAAGGAATGACATGGCAGATTTAGAGGAAACTTTGCGCCCTCAATTTAGAGCGGTATTACAACAATACACTAAGAGCGTGCGCATTGATGATATGGTGAATGAATTAATCGAAGTCGTTAAACGTGACGCACCACGGGTAGAAATTCCCGTACCGGTAGAACCATGCAATCACATGTTGCGTTTAACTAAAATGCCAGATGGCAAGAGGATGCTTGTTTGTAAGCATTGCTCAAAAGTTTTCCCCCCACAATAAAGGATAGTATGAAATGAATGAAATGCGCTTTATGTGCAAGGTGTGTGGACACCGAACGCACGATCCAAAAGACTCTCATGACTGCGCCCAGATAAGCGCTATCATTCACAAGGGCGAATTTAAACCTAGAAACCCAGTGGATGAATGCATTGCCAAGTGCGTCAAGGACGTTAAAAATAATCTCTTGGATTTTGTCGATAATCACCCAAACCATGCAAGCAAGATTCACCCCAAGATGTTAATTGCCCTAGCGATAAGCAACATCACCATGAACATGTTTGTTGAGGGCTTTGATCAATCCGTACCATTTACAGAACTTAAAAAAGAACTCGAAAGCCTGTTAAAAGAGATAAGCCAGCTTGCGAATGGGGGCGTTGATGCGCTTTACATGGCAATGAAAACCGATACAAAAACATCACACTAAGGCGAAACCATGACTGACAAAACCGACAAAAGGCCATACCACTCACCATTTAAGCGTGTCTATGTAACGGACGATGGGGGCGCTAAAATCAAAGAACTCCAAGAGGAATTTGACAAATTCTGGCGCAAGGTCAATCGCGTAGCGGATAAATCACCCGAAAAATACTACGCTCAAAAGGCGTTGCAAGAGGCGTGTATGTGGTTATCAAGAGGCTGTGCTTTTAAACATGCGAAGCCACCGGAAATAATTATTGATGATGAACTTAAAGAGAATCAAAAAGAGAGTTTTAGGCCGTTCAAAGTCTCTGATGTATTTGGCTCTCTGGCTGGATTAAAGCAGGGCGAAACCATCACCAATAACGGGGTGCGCATAGTCGTTAAGCCCAAGAAATAAAAAATGGCCGATTCAACGGCCACCGACTTAAACAAAAGGCGTGTATCATGCGCCTTTTTAATTGCTGTAGTAAAACAGCGGTGCATGATACCATAAAAAAGCCCTCAATCAAGAGGGCGAAAAGGAACTTTTAACTTTATAAGGAAGTACTATGAAATTATACATCAAGGTTATTATAGCATGAATGATTTAGAAAAGTATGCACAAACCCTAGCCGATGCAAACCACACAATGGCCATCATGTGCAAACAAATTCTTATAATGGCTTTAGCGGATAGAGATAGTCTCGAAGGACTTTTTGACCTTGTTGATGACTGGCATCAGCATTTAAAAAGGTTGGCTGTTTTGATATCATCTTATGAACAAATGATGGAGAAATTAGTTTTATAAAAATTAAGTGCGGGCATCCAGCCCAAGTCCTGAAATTACCAGTTTCAGGATACATCCTACAGCTTATAACAGAGCTACATTTCAAGGAACATTATACCATGAGTATCATCCGAAACACACCTAATTTCTTAAAACATTTAGGTCTAGGATTCACCACTATCATCAATTCAACTATGGATTTAATTCAAGATCCAGCCACCCTTGGAATTTACTGTTACCTAGCCGGAAAACAGGACAATTGGGAAATCAACGAAACCAACCTACAGAATCGCTTTAACAAAGGACGCGATTTTATACGCGATAGATTGGCCGAATTGAAAAAAATAGGTCTTATTAAAACCCAAGCATTTAAAGATTCAAAAGGCCGTATAACCCACTGGGAAACTACGCTGATCAACTATTTAGACGATTATGAAAACCACAATACTGAAAACCCGGAATCTGGAATAAAATCGCCTGTCCACATTACTGAAATTCCAGTAACTGGAGAATCCAGGCATCTGGAAAAACCAACACATAGTAATAATATATATATACCAATAAAAGAAACTTCTACTAATAATGCCGATTCTAAAAAATCGGCTATAAAGCGACCTCTCAAAGAATATCAAAAAGACTCTCGATTCATGCGCTTTTATTCCATCTACCCAAACAAGCAAAAACCCTTTGATGCTTGGAAAGCATTTAAATCCATTGTGGGCAATGACAATGAGTTGCTTGAATTTGTTATCAAGGATGTTGAGGAGAGAAAGAAACGCCATAGCCAGTGGCAGAATGGAAAACAATTTATTATTTATCCGGCTGCTTATTTGCGCTCTGGAACTTTTGATGGTGAAATCGTCAATGAAAAAGAACAAAGCCAAGCCCAAGCGCAACAAGAACGAATCAAGAAAATAGAAAGAGAAAAATCGGACAAAGAGGCTGAGAATCAAAGGGCTTTAGAGTCTCAACGTAGGGCTGATTTAGAACGCCAATCAAAACCCAATCAAGAAAAACAAAGGACGGGAAGTGCTCGCAAGCTTAGCGAACTATTGAAAGGAACTCCACGTAATGCACTGGCTTCACAATGAGTTTAGGTTGTACTGTGATAGAAAGAACATCAAGATCCTTAGGGATGATATGCGCTTTATTGAAAGGCGCTTGTTTGAGATACCAGAAGATGACCGTAGGCGTGTGATGCGTGAGTATGTGAGGATATGGATTGATGAACTGGAACACCATAAAAACCAGAATGCAGCACGCAAAAAAGCCAATGAGTATTTGTGTGGTGAAGATTGACCTAACCTTTCTAACTTCGCATATTAGTTAATAAAAAAAGCGGCTAGGTCAAAAGTGTTTATACAGGCCAAACCCTTGCACAGCAAGGGATAGCCCATATTAATAACAGACTTACCCACGGATTTTGTGGATAAGTTAATGCTCGACTGGCGGAACATCGTACAACTTTTGCATTTGTTTTTGCACGATGCTTGGTGCGACTTCGGTTAAAAACTCATGCAATGCCAGCGCGTATAAATAACCTGTTTGCTGCTGTATATCATCGGGGCTATTGAGGGCTTGTTTCATCCCTCTTAGACTCGATTCAATACGGCTGATGTAATTCCGGGCTAATCCTAAGCAGTGTTGCTTGTCCTCTTGGCTCATATTTTTACCTTAGAAAATAAGAATTTGTCCAGTCTCTTTAAAAGGCTTGCCACGTTGGGGGCTGAAATCCAAATGGATAGCCAGCCCTTTTTCGATTTAAGCTCAACAATTTTTGCATCACCTCTGTCTGTAAAGTGACCTCTGTAATCAGTAAGCCATTCAATCACGTTCAATTTTGATTGCACTAAATCCATTTTAACCCCCTCCAAATCCTGTGAAGGCTGCCCATAGGACAAAGCCTATAGCAGCGATTAAAACCAAATTCATCATAGCATCACCAGTTATCAGGGTCATATTTCCAGTCATCAGCGTGTTCATCTTCATAAGCTTGCCGGCTCTGTTGGTATTCAAAGGCTATTTCATCCTCGTCACCGTGGCATTCATTGGGTAGGCTCATGCTGCTAGCCCCTTTAACTGTTGTTTGTGGCATAGCCCTTTGATGTATGGAATTAATGTCATTAGCATTAAACTGTCTTTGGTGCGTTGGCTGAATAAGTCCTCAATCCAAAAACTGTATTCAGTTTCTTGTTCCTCATAGGTTTTGAACGACCAGATTTTTATTTCAAAATTTACGCTTAATCCGGTTTCTTGTCTGCACCAGTGGGCAAGCTCTGTCAATTCTTTTACGTGTTGATGATTCATGATACATACCTTTTGTTAATTTAATTTTAGTCGTTTAAGTAGTCGCGCATAACCTTGGCCATAGCCTCAAGCCCTATCGCTATGTCTCTGATAGCGTCATTACTTAAAACCACGCTGCGCTCTATTTTCATATCTTTACCCATGTTATCGGGCTTAAAGTGTTTCACTGTAAGCAAGTTATAATCACACTCGTTATCGCCTATAAATTCGATATGCGCCTTAAACTCGTCTTGTAAGTCTAAAATATCCATCATTCCCCCCTAAAGTTTTTAATTTCCTGTAGCTTTTTATCTGCCCAATATTGGGCATCCTCTTTTGTTTTAAAGCCGTTATCATCAGCAACTAAAAACCCGTTGCTGTCATCAATTTCATAAGTCCATTTGTTACTCTTTTGCTCCACGGTTATTTGATAGGCCATTATCGGTTTTTCTCCTGAACGTAATTATTTAAAAACTTGAATGCGTCCTCATAGGTTGAAAAAACTTTATTGCAAAATATAGTATCTGCGCATTGCTCGCCTAAGTCATAGCTAACCCCCTCGCCGTCATCGGCTTTATAAAACACCTGATTGATTAAATACTCGGTCCCGGTGTCCTTGTTCTTTTTGATATGGCCTCGATGGTCAATCACGCTAGCCACCTTCATTCCGGTTATCACACCGGCTGTAATGTCCACGCCATGTTTATGGAAATCCAAGTAAAATACCTCGTCCAATAGATTAAATTTGTTCATTTTCTTTTGCCTCCGTTATTTTTAAAAAATGCTTCATGATTGATTCCTCTGTTCTGGCTGGTTGCAAAAAATCAACCTTGCCATTCTGAGCTACTTTAAGCACCCAAAACTTATTTTCTTTTCCTGTATCCTGCACCGCCTCATAGCGAGTTCTTTTGATTTGTTTCGTTGCAATAATTCTTAATCGCATCATTTTTAACCCCTTTTGTTATCACCCAAGATGACCCCCTGTTTTTAAGCAGTCATCTTGGGTTATGTAAATTAAGCTGATTGTGCTATGGAATTTCTTTGACTAAATCCCGTTACAATCTTACTGCCGTACTTTGTCCTTATCTCGTCTATGGTCTTTTTGCCTCTTGAAAACGTCTTTGCATCGGCTGGCCTAAAGTACCACATCAGTTTTTTGCTAGCCCATTTGAAGCCATTTGTTTTGAGTACCTCTTTGTGGTCTTTTGTGTTTCCAGAAATCCACGCCCAAGCACCACATAATTCTATATTCAATCCAAGCCCCATAATTGCGTTTAAAGCGTTGCAAAGCTCTTGGCCATAGTCTTGGGTATTGATTGTCTCGTTCGCCTCTCCTTGGGTGTCCTTTAGGGCTTCATAGGCTTGATTAACAAGCTTCATCATTTCTAAACCCGCTGGATTACGATCAGGATGGTACATACTGCACGCCCTACGGTAAGCAGCTTTGACAATCTCCGGCGTATAATCACCGGTTATATTCAATATTCTGCAAGCATCGTATTTGTTCATTTTTCTACACCTTTTTGTTAATTCATGTGTATCATACTGCATACGATTCGTATGTGTCAAGAAAAAGTATAAATTATTTTTATGTGGTAAAAAGTCGTATATGTGCTATACATTAATCAATGAGGCTATTAGTAAATAGTCAATAAGTATACAAGTTGAATAATTGTGGTTGGAATTGTATGGATATCAAGAAAAGAGTAGATAAATTATACACATCAATGCGGCTGAGTAAAATGAAAACTGAGTTTATCGTGATAGACAAAACTCAAGAACCCCCACCATTAAAGCCGGATGTGATTCAGATAGTGCTTGCTCTATGATTAGTTATGTTCAAACCCAAATGGCTATAATGAAAGCCAGTTTTGAAATTGAATTGCCGGCGGTCGAGTTTGTGCGCATTGAATACATACCCTTTAGTGATAGATATTCAATGATTCTATTCATGAGGCCTGGGGAATGGCATTTTGAATGCTTACTATCCAAGGACGATGTAAACAAGCCATGTCCTTATGATATGGTAAAACCAATTATTAAAGAACTCAAAGACTACCTTAACCCCGTGTGGTGCTGATATGAATGATTTTACACTGGATGAACTGCGCTTTATTTGGAATAGGCTTGCTGTCACTGACTATACAAATGCGCCTGATATGGTTGAGCTAGGAAACAAAGTACACTCTATGATTGAAAACTATTGTGATCATGACTTTGTACCGTGCTTGGCAAAAATTAATATTGATATGTGTAAACACCCCAAATGCTTGGCCATAAAATGAGGGATTAATGATAATCAGGCCACAAAGGATTGTGCTGCCGTATAAGATGGACTTAAGGGAATATCAAACGCCCGTTTTTAAAGCCCTCTTTGAACGCAAAATAAAGCGTATTGTTGACGTGATACACCGAAGGGCTGGCAAGTCAAAGACTGCTTTAAATGTCTTAATCAGTGCCGGCTTTCAGCGTGTAGGTTTGTACTTTCATTGCTTCCCCCAATTAACCCAAGCAAAAAAAGCAATCTGGTTAGGCATTGACGGTGACGGAATGCGCTACCTTGACCACTACCCACCCGAATTAGTTAAGCACATTGATAATGTAGAAATGCGCGTAACGCTTATTAATGGGTCAATCATCCAGTTAGTTGGCTCGGATATGTACGACAAGTTAAGAGGCTCGAACCCTGTTGGTATTGTGTTTGATGAGTACGCCCATAGCTCGCCATTCTGTTGGCAATATACGTCACCCATTTTGAGGGAAAACGGCGGTTGGGCTATGTTCATCTATACCCCGAACGGTCATAACCACGGTTGGGAACTGTACGACAAGAACTTAAATAACCCTAAATGGTTTGTGCGTAAACTGGATATAACCCAAACACGGCGCAATGACGGCTCTTTGATTATCACTGAGGACGATATACAAGAGGAACGTGACAGCGGAATAAGTGAAGAGGCAATACAGCAAGAATACTATGTAAGCTTTGAGGCTGCGGTCATTGGTGCGTACTATGCGGATCAACTGCGCAAGGCTGAAAGAGAAAACCGCTTGCGCTTGTTTCCCATTGATAAAAAGCTCCCCATCTTCACCGCTTGGGATTTAGGTTTTCGTGACGCTACCGCCATTTGGTTTATACAGGTCGTTGGCCGTGAAGTGCGATTGATACACTACTTTGAGGACGTTGGCCGGCCTATGTCCTCTTACATCGAGTATTGCAAAGCCTTCATAGCTTCAAATGGCGGTAAGCATGGCACACATTTTGCACCCCATGATATTGCCGTCCATGAGTTTACAACGGGAAAAACAAGACTTGAAACTGCCCGTCAACAAGGATGGCGTTTCCATGTGGTTGGTCAACATCATGTACAGGATGGTATTGACGCTGTGCGTGAGGCGCTTGAGTATACGGTCATTCACACCGAATACGCCAAACAAGGATTATCATTGCTCAAGATGTACAAAAAAGGTGACGATGGCAAGCCTGAGCATGACGTATCAAGCCATTGCGCGGACGCGCTGCGCTGCTTTTACATGGGGCTAAAGTCGTACATGACACAAACAGGAACGGCGAAACAAAGACAGGTTAGGCGTAAACCGTATGGCTAAAGGATATCTTCACGCCTTGATACATTAATCCGGCCATTTTTCATATACTCACGCAATGCAATAATCAATTCATCAACACCTATACAAAATTCACCGGCATAGCCCACGGATCGCATTTTGTCTATGAAATCCCATTGCCTTGTGACGTGGGGTATTTGGCTCTTGGTTAGCTTCCAGTGGTCGCGCTTGGCCTCTAACCACAAGCCACCATAGCCATGCAATGGCAAAGCTATAAGCAAGTCACTCGCCCCAACATGTAAACCACATGCCACGGCTTGCGCTCTGTTGCTTGTTCCCTCATTATCAATTTTAACCACCAAATCAAAAGCGCGTGGGTATTGTAATTGAAACCATTTGAGGGCTGCTTTGATGGCACTATTCTCTAATTGTTTACGCGCCATTATCGCCCCTTTTTCTGGTAGAACATCCAACCGAATAGGCGAACACCAATATAATATTTTAAGGCTGTTCTTGGCTTTGTATGGCCTTTTACAAGGGCAAAGTAAAACATGTCATCCACCTCTTTACGGGTGAAATCTAATTTATAGCGGTATAGATAATCGTGCAAAATGGCTGCTGGTATTGTCCTTGCATCGTTGGGGCTGTAGCATGCCCACATGATACGGGGAACGCTTGCAAGGTCTGTCACAAAGCCTTTGCGAATAGTTATTAGCCGGCTGGTGCGTGGCCTCTTGGTTTTAATTTGAACCTCGAAAGGCTCGGCCAGTTTGAAATCAAATTTTTCATATGGCTTGATGACAGGCTGATTTAAAAATCGAATATCATAATGTCTAACACATCCCATCATTAGCAAGCATAGCCCTACTAGAGCAGTCCTTTGCATTGTACGTTCCTTGTAAAAAGGGGCACGTACACGCCCCGAAATGGATGTTTTGCATGTTAAACACATCAACTATAAGCATAAAATTAAACCGCTTACAAGTTATTACTTTTTCTTACCACCTTTAAGAACTTTATTTGCTTTAGCATCAATTTTCTTTTCAGTGGCTTTGCTGATATTGCCTTTATTCTCTTGCTGCGTGGCGCGTGCCTTGGCATTCTGAGCGTGGGCTTTATCGTTAATCGGATATTTTCTTTCGCTTGGAATAGCAAAATCTTTCTTGGGTAATTTATTCCGTTGCTTGGTCGTTAGCTCGGCCATCTTCATTCGCTCCTTGTTGTATTTCCATGTCCATTTTCATGTCGGTTAATTCATCAATTTTCAATTGGTCTTCAATGCGCTTGGCTTCGGCTTCCTTTTCTGCTGCTGCTTTAGCGTCCGTCTCGTCCTTGTGGTGCTGCTTGATTAGATTCTCAATTGCAATGATAGCCCCCTCAAGCTGGGAAACAGTAGCCTTGGCCTTTTCGTGTTGCTGGCAATAGCCGGTATGCTGTAGTTTTAAACGCTCAATCATACTTAACGGCTGTTTCGTTTCTTCTGTCATCTATTACACTCCTTGTTATTGTTAAATTAACTTCCACCTAACCGCGAATTGACCACCACATGAACGCTCATTAGATTATTATTGCCATCCAATATAGCTTGTGGGTTTCCGATAAACAACTTGTTATCGCTTTGATTAACCACAAATGGCATGCCTGAGTTATCATTGCGCGTTGCGTTATACCATAAACCCGATCCATTAATTGGCGAGTAGAAACTTACAGGCGCGTTAGGGGCTGCCATGCTCACGGGTATGTATAACTCCACACCATCCGAATTAACACCGGATTTTTTAGAGTAGTACGTCACTGCACCCGTTGCACCTTGTCCACCAGCTACCGGCAAACCATGCTGTATTGTTTTGAAATAATAACGCTGTAACAATAAAAGCTCTTGGGTGTAGGTCAAAAACTCAAAGGGTGTGGCTTCACTTCCAAGCTCAACCTGAAAGCCTGTTATGTACATGCTGGTATTGGCCACATCCTGCATTATCTGCGTTGATCCGTCTTTGTTCCAATAGGCTGCTGCTTGCCATTCCTCTGTGTTGCTTGTGGTAGCCATTGAACCCACACCAAGCGACCAAATGAATTTAGCACCGAATGTACATTCATCTGTAGCCCAATCTCCGGCCACATCTCCGGGTATGGTAATGGTGATGTATTGCGGAACGCTTGCATTGGTGTAAATAAAGCTCGTCACATAGGAACGGGTATTGATTCCATTCATGAGGGTAAATGAAAACTCACCGGCCACTGTAGCAATGAATTGAAAGCTAACTGTGATGTCCTTTGCGTTAGCCCCTCCAAATTCCCACGGGCTGATATTGCATCCCTCAATTGGGTATTCAATGTGCATATTATCCGTGGCACTCAATACCGTTTGCTGTACGGTTGAGGCTGCTTGCAAGATAAAATCAAAGCCGTGGAAATTATAGGGTATTGGCATACGCTGCATTGAGAAACGCCCTATACCCGAAGTACCGCCACAAAATCGCCACTGGTCAAGGCTATAAACCTCTGTATTCGGATCACTGTAATAAATACCACCCTCATGGTTTTGATCAAACCGCATAGCTCCATTAAGCGCAAAATTTCTCATTAATAATACTCCGTGACTTCAATATATCCCGATCCGCCATTACCACCAGCGAACCCACTTGTGCCGGCTGTACCACCAGTACCCCCTGCGCCTACTGCATAGGCATAACTTGCGCCCGGTGTTGGGATAAATGCCTCAACATAACCACCCGATCCCCCACCATTACCGGCTGTATCACTAGACAATCCATTACCACCACCAGCACCACCACCACCGCCACCGGTGTTTGCTGCGCCATTGCCTCCGGCTACTTGCTGCTGACCGCCTCGGCCTTGACCACCAAAAAAGGACGCTGCACCACACGCACCCGCAAGGTTGATAGTGGACACGGTTTTAAATACGCCACCTCCACCACTACCACCAGTAAGTGCCGTACCATAAGCCGGTGATGCAATCGAAGCAGCACCGCCAGTACCACCACCAGCACCACCAGACAGGCCGAATACTGCTGCGCCCCCACCATTGGCCACTAATAAGGCTGTACCAAATGTGGTATTCCCTCCGGCTGTTGCTGGGGTACCGGCTGCTGTTCCTGATTCCGAAGCACCACCACCACCGCCAACCATGCGAACGCGAATATAAGCCACATTAGCCGGTGTCGTATAAGTACCCGATCCCGATGTAAAGGTTTGAACAGTGGGTGTGGTAGCTGCTGGAATATCACTTAACAGCGCAATCGTTCCTGAGTTATCAGGGAATGTATAAGTGCGCGTGTTGGCTGTGTTTGGGTAATTATGTATTGCTGTAAACTGGTATGTAGTTCCAAGCTCATAATGAATCTGGTTGCTGGTTGCTGCTGATATAAATTTAAATATTCCAGCACCCTTTGCATTGATACTCATTCCTACATCAGCATCAGCACCACCCACCGCCCATACTGGCAAGTTACCGGATGGCACGTTGCTTATAGCAAAGAAATTAACCGCCATAGGCACGCCAGATAAATGCAAAATATCATTGCCATTGGAATCTATGAAGTTACCTAAAACCGTTACATCGTTAAATGTAGGACTCGAACCATTAAGCACCACTACACCATTGGCATCAGGGAATGTATAGGTAAATGAACCGGCTACATCTGCAAAGGTAAACGCATTTAAACGCTGATAGGCTGTGCCGTTATTGATTAATAAGGGTGTATCACTGGTACTGAATAGCTCATGCTGTCCGGCTGCTTTGGCTATTAAATGAATACCTATATTGGTGTCACCCCCAAGGGCTGTGAATCCGGGCTGTAACCCTGTATCAGTGCTTGCTACTCGTACATAGTTGACCGGATTGTTTGAGGCATCAAAAGCAAATACGGGGTCACCATCTTCATCAGTGATCAGCAAAAGATTCTGAATTGTTGACGTTGAAAAAAACATATCGCCAATTGTTTCACTGGCAAATGTTGGGCTACTTGTTGGGTCTATGTCTTGGGGTAAGGTTAAAATTAAGTCACCGGCTTGTGGTGTACCGAATGTACCATTTACCAAAACTTGAAACTCTGTACCCTCAACACTTACGACACCATCCTCAAGCAAAGCAATTGTTCCTGATGCTTCGGGGAATGTGTAAGTGTATCCGGCTGATACATCAGCAAAGGCAAACTGGCTAACTCGTTGATAGCCTGTTCCAGTATGGAATTGAACCACATTAACGCCAGTGCTATAGAAATTAAATACCCCACTGGATTTTGCAGCAAAACCCATACCGATAATGGCATCTGCACCCGTTGAATTAAATCCGGGTGCGGTATTGGTAGGTGAATTGGTGATAGCAATATGATTCGCTGGGTTAGCCTGATGTGAAAAGGCCACCACAATATTTCCATCAAGGTCTTTAATTCCTACAGGTGATTCCAAATACCCTGTCATGCCGGGCGCATAGATATCAACCTCATTGATGGCAAGTGCTGGTGTGGCAATACCAAGAGCAACGGTTTGCTTTAAAACACCGTCACCAAGTGCGCCCATGTTAAAGGCATTCGGTAAGTATTGATTCGGGGTTTGCACTAAATATAAAGCGTCATTAGGTGCAAGGCCACTGTCTCCGGGCATCTGGAATGTTACAATCTCGTCATTGTTAGCATTCTTGATCCAAACCTGATTAGCCCCAAGTACTGGGATAATCGTATCAACAAACGGAACAACAATGGCACTATTCCAATAGCTTAACATCCGCGCGGATTCATTAAACCGTGAAACTTGCTCTATGAGTGTTTGATTATCAAATTCACTGTTAAGGTCTTGAGCCCGTAATATCCCACCGGGCGTAAATGATGTATCTCTTTGGACGGGTACATTTTGCTTGATAGAAACAATATCATTTAAGGCTGCGCCAACATTGAGAACCACTGTACCGCCATTTTCTGCGCCAACCCCTGTGACGGTATAATCCACATTCAAGGTAAGCACGTCTAGCAAGTCATTAGGGGCATCCGTGTTTAGGCGTTGATAAACCAGCAAGTCGGTTTGTTCAACAATCTCGAATGTGTAATTAAAAACGGTCTGACCATTAGTTGCTATGTACTGGTCAAATGGGGGGTTAGTCGCAACGGTCATGATAATGTCCTTATTGTGTATTGGCCTCTACATTGTCGATAATATGGCCTGTCCTTCGGCCTTTAATATTTTGTATGGCATTGTCTGCCCATAGAGTCATTATTGCACTCTTGAGCATTGGCACACCACCGAATTGATCAGCTAAAAATTTAATGCTGTTTACCTGTGCGTTGGTATAGTCACCCTTCCAAAATCCACGCTCAAACTGGGTAGCGATACGGGCTATTTTTTCAGCGTCTGCGCCTATTGGTCCGGCTGCCATTCTTGTCAATGAACCGAGCAAATTTTGACCATCAATCCGCGTCAAATAGGATATCGGACCAAGTGAACCAATCAGGGCATCCATAGCCGTTTCACCGTTCATGGGTAAAGGCTCATGCTGGTTTGCTAGAGACTTCATTTGATTAATGCCTAACTCCATTGCAAAACTTAACATCATGAGTTTCATTAGCCCATGCCAATCTGCTGTGCCTTGAATCTGTGAAACTCTAAAGCCAGTCGCGCCACGTCCATAAATGCGATCGCCTAAGTGTCTACGAATCCACATAAAACCATAAGTCTTGAATAGCATAAACATATTGATTGCATCATTAATCGGGCTTGGTGTGGTTGGGTCACGCTTAAATCGGAGCAAATCGGTTTCGGTTAGGCTCTTTCGGTTTAAAGCGTCATCCATCTGGTCAAGCATCATCAGGCGGTATTTTTGCGCCAGTTCATCCCGTGTTATTTCAACACGCTCACCTGTCACATATTTCACACCCTTTTGGTGTAGGTAGTCTCTGATTTTTTGGTCTGATATCTCGTGAACGGTATCCCACCCTATATAGTCATTTCCCTCGTGCTGTCTGATTGCATCACGGTATAAATGCCATTCATCCGCGCCTATGTCATAACGGCTTAATGTGCCTTTACTGGTTTTGTCTAAAGCTTCAAAGTCCATTGTTTTAACATGCGTTGCAAACCAGTTACTTAAAACCTGACCAATCATTGAACGGTTAGAGTACTCACTATTCTCTGTACCGGTTATCTTCATAGTAATTCGGAGCATGTTACTTAATCGTGTGGACAAAGTGCCGTCTTCAAAGTGACGGTAAAAGCCGCCAAAATATTGGCTCTTGGCGATACCAAACATTCTTAACAAGTC